ACGTACTTCACCACGTTGCCTTCGCACCACCCGAGGGAGTTGGACAGGATGTAGTCCGTGAGTTCAACCCCCCGCGTGTAGTGCTCCGGCCGGTTCACCGGGTCGGTCATTTCGGGCCGCCCTTCTCGACCAGGGCCACCAGCACGGCGTCAACCTTCTGACCGAGGCCCTTCAGGTCGCTTTTCATCTCGCTGTGCCGTTGCGCCATCGGCTCGATGACCATGTCCATCAGGGTGTTCCTGGAGATGTAGTTCTCAGCGGCCCACAACTTGTGCTCCCCCAGGTCGTGGGAGGCCGCCGCCGCCTTGGTGTCCGCCGCCTTGATCCCGTCCGCGATCTGCTGGCGGTCGCGCACGATGAACCACACGATCACCCCAACCGCCACGGAGACCACGGCACCGATCACCCCGATGGACCACGCGAGAGAGTTGGTATCCATATGCGTAGACCATTCGTGCACGGTAGAGGCGTTATCCGCCGCCAACGCAAGGGCTGGTTTCAGGAAATCCATTTCCGAGTCTCCGGTTGGTTTATTCACGCCGCGCCGCAAAAGCCTTGCCGTGCGTGTGCCACGATCTCGCCAAGAGCCGGACTCCCGCCCCGCTTTCGATAGATCGTCGATTACAGAGGTTTTTACTCGCTACTGTGTCGTTCGGCCCGTCTCTCCCACCACCGCCCGAGCCAGACCGCGCCGAAGGAGACGGCGGACCACAGCATCGTTATCGGGTGCCCGATCTGCCCTGGGACCAGCGCTGCGATGTACACCCACGTGGCGGCCTCCTCGACCCGCTCCTGCGCCGGAGAATAGTGACGCATCCACCCATGATCGCGCCCGCCATCACGCCTGCCATGACGACCAGCGAGGCGTAGGCCATGACCCCCGTCGCGAACTTCAGGACGCTCCATGCGATCACCTCCACGGTCACCTCCCCACCGACGCCGCGAACCCAAGTGCCATCCCGATCCCGATATACGCCGAGGCGGACTTCACCTTGGACCAGAAGGATGGGGTGGCGGCCTTCACCGCGGCCTCCGAGTTCCGCTTCTGGTCTACCTGCAGGGCCTGCAGGGACACCACCTGGCCCTGTAGTTCTGAGATCCGGGTCTCCGCACGGGCCGCCGTGGCGTTGGCTTGAGACACGATGTTGTCGCAAGATGCGTCCAAGAGTTGGAGGCGGGGGATCTCCACCCGACACTCCTCGATCTCGCCGAGGAGCCTCCCGGCCGTCGCGCCGTCGAAGCACACCTGCGAGGCCCACGCGGGGGAGCACAGCAACAGCATGAGAACCACGATCTTCTTCACTTGGCCACCTCGTATCCGAGATCCGAGAACCGCGCCGCCATCTCCTCGTCGGAGACCGGCGCCGGCTTGGGCTTCGGCTTAACTTTGAGTTTTTGGCGTTCGGCCAGCGCGTCGTCCCACGCCTGCCGGGCGTCCTCCAGGTCCGCGGCGTACTTCTTTTCGCTGTCCGCTATTTGCTTGCGGAGAGCCGCCTCCGTGGACTTCGTGGAGTTCATCAGGGCCGAGATAGCCCGCCGTTGCCGCCAGGCGTCCGCCGATGAGAGCGCAGAGATGAGCAGCAAGAGGATCGCACCCGCGCAGAGGGCAATTTTCACGGTGGGGACACCGAAAATCGCGGCAGGAGGCTTCCACATCATTTCACCTCCGGCTTCTTGTCTTCGAGTTGCACTTCCGTCCCGTCCTTGCCTTTGAGCGTCTTAATCGCCTTGCCCCCGGCGAAGGTCGCGACGACGAGGAAGTAGACCCCGGCGGGGCCCACGAACCACTCCGGGGTCTTGAACAGGTGCCCGACCGGGGCAATCGAGCGGCCTTCGAGGAACAGGCATGCCAGGAGCGAGGCGCTGAAGAGCCCAAGCCACACCTCGCCCCTGAGGCCGAACACCCCGAGGATCCGCTGGAGGTACGCAACGGCGTCGAACGCCACCAGGCGGTTAAGGAGAGCGCCCACGGGCCTACTCCGCCTTGCTGAAGTCGAGGTAGAACCGGTCGCCGGGCTGCAGAACGCCGATCAGCGCCGGGTTGGAGATCGTGAGGGTCATGCTCCCCGCCGGCGTCGCCGCGGCGAAGGAGTTGTCCTCCGGGGATCCGGTGTAGACGCATCCGAACGTCACCTCGTCCTGGCCCTTCCACCGCTTGATGCTCTGGACTTCCATCTTTGCGCGCATCATGTCGTGCCTCCTTGGTTTGTTGTTCGGATCAGATAACTCTGCCCTTCGCACTCCTCACACCGCGCCGGCGTCATCACCGGGTCCTCGCACTCCCCGCCCTCCCGCTGGCACGCCGAGCACACGACGTGCGCAGGGAACGGCGGGAACCACGCGTCGAACCCCGGCCGGCAGAGCCCTTCGCCGCGGCGCACGCTACGGCCTCGTGATGTGGATGGTCACCGGGGTCTGCGGCGCGACGTACGGGATGACGTACGAGACCGCCGGGGCGTACGCGCTGGGTGTGCCCTCCGCGGGGATCGTGTTGGTCATCGAAACGTAAATCGTGCTCCCCTTCGCGTACGCCGACGGGAGCGCGCCCGTCCACGACTGCCCGCCGGAGAGGATCGTCTGGAAGAGCGACCAGTCCGTTCCGTTGCCGGTTGCGGAGTGGTATATCCGGCTGGTCATCGTCGCCTGCGCCGCCGGCGCGATCGCGGTGTTGTCGGTGTAGGTCGTCGCGTTGTTCCACGTGATGGTCTCCCCGCGGGCGACGGCCACCATGAACGCGAACAGGAACAGGGCGAGGAAGAACAGGTGCTTTTTCATTTTGCCTCCCAAAACGTCGGGGTTCCGAATCCCGACGCCGTGTTGTCGACGCCGACGCTCCGCACCGTGAGGTACGCCCCGTTGTCGCCGGGCTGAATGCCAAACCGCTCAAGCAAGCGAAGGTCGAAGGTCTGTAGCGGATTGCCCGTGTTGTCCACGCCGCCGACGGCCGCGACCGCGGTGTTGTCCGCCCACGCGGCGTTGTCGTGCAGGTGAATCTCATACACATGGATCTGCGTGCGGAGATTGAGCGGCGTATTGTCCGCAAACACCGGCGGCTGGACCCACCGAAGGGTCTCCGCGGGCGCCGTGTTGTCCAAGGGCGCCGGGCCGGGCCCGCCGTGGCCGCCGCACCTCGAAAGGGAGACGGCGAGCAGGAGGAGGAGCGGGAGGAAGCGGGTCATTTGCCCTCCAGGCTCCACGCCGTCAGAACCGTGCGCTCCAGAAAATCCAGCGTCCGGTCCATCCATCCGGCAAGGTATTTCAAGGCCACCGGGCGCCTCCGGATCGCCCCGAGGTAGTAGCGGAGCCTCAGGTCGACGTACTCCACGCAACGGCAGTACGGGTCGGCGTGCTCCCCGGAGTCGTGCAGGAACGTGTGGGACGCGCCGGGGCCGGGGTTCACGCAGGAGTCGAAGTGCAGGCAGTCCACGGGGAAAGGAAGGCCGTCGCAACCGTTCTTCACCCAGTAGTCCTTCAGGTAGATAGCCTTCGCCTGCTCCCACGTCAGGTTCTCGATATCCAGGTCCGGATAAAAGGTTTTCGCGATCCCGAACTTCGTGAGCCCGCCGGCGTCGTCGGGGTCGTTGGAGAGGAAGCCTTCCCACTCCAACAGGTTGTTCATCGCGGGTTCGAAGTTCTGGCGCACGTGGCCCCCTTGAAAAGAAAACGCCCTGAGGGGTTACCCCAGGGCGCAGTTGTCCGGATTAGAGGGAGTATCTACGGACGGATAATCAGATCAAGAACGGAAGGCCCTCTTTATGCGGTCCGGAAGGTCCCCGCGCATGTTCGCGGGGATATTGAACAGCCCGCTGGCCTTCTTGCGGAGCATCGCCTTGACCTGTTGTTTCTCTTCCGGGGACGCGGCCTCGTACACCTTCAGGGCGTCCTGAAGGGACAGGTGCTCGAACTGGGACTGGAACGGCGCCATCTTGGAGTGCTGGATGGCCGCCAGCGCCTGCTTGGTCGTCATTTCTCCGGCCTGGACCTTCTTGCGGATCTCGTCGAGCACCGCGGACCTCTCCGGGGTGGACTGCGCCGCCCGGAGCTTGTTCGAGAGATCGCGCCCGGTCTTGGTCATCGTGTACTGCTCTTCGGTGACGGCGCCCTGCCGGGCTTTTTCGTGGTTGATCTCCGAGGCCATCCGCTCCGCAGAGGATTGGTTGATCCAGTACGGCGCCTTGTTTAGGCCGGCGAAGCCCGTGGCTTGCTTCGAGACGGGCTCCCCGCTTTCGCGTGAACGTTTTGCCGTGGAGTAGGAAAACGGCTCAGGGATGACGTGCGCTGCCACATCGTATGCCTTCTTCGCGACGTTGTGGTCGGGATTGTACACCTGGACTCCGGCGTAATCCTTGTTCTGGTACGCCTCGTACCCACGGTTCCACATGCCGGACATCGACGTTTGCACGTACTTGGGGAAGTTGTGGAGCATGTGGAACACGTCCCGCAGGTAGCCCCAGTTGGAGAGGCGCTCTCCTGTGGCGGAGACCACCGGGAAGGCCATGTCCTTGACCATGCGTCCGAGAGAGAATTTGCCATCCTTGTCCTCTCCGGGCAACCTTCCCACGGCGATCCCCATGACCACGGCGGCGGTCACGTACGACTGTACGAGCATGCCGGCGCCCCAGGCGGTCTTCTTCCAATCCATGTTCTCGCCGGTCTTGTAGTGCTTGTAGACGTTCTCGCCGATCTCGAAGGGGATCCCGCCCATGGCCTGAAGGTTGCCGAGCTTCCAGGTCACGGAACGGAACAGCAGCTGATTTATGCTCTTGAACGTGCGCTTCCAGAAGATGGCGTCGAAGTTCATCTCTCCGAGCCGTTGCTCCACGAACGACCAGCGGTCGCGTGCGAGCTTCGCCTCTGTGGTTGTGCCTGCCGCCAGGTCCGCGGCATGGTTCTTCAGATCGAACGAGTGCTCCCGGAGGAACATGCCGATCTTGAGGCGCGGGATGTACGTCTCGAAGAGCGGCTGCATCATCATCTGCTGGACAGCCGGGGCGGCGCGGAAGAAGGCCCCAATAGGGTTGCCGGAGTTAAGAGCCCGGTTGAACCCCTCGACCCAGTTCAGGCGGTAGTCTTCGTGCATCGTGAGCTTCCCGCCGCCGGTAAACAGGTTATCCATGATCTGGTCGATGTTCGGGTACCGATCAAGGAACCACTTCACTTCCGGGCGCGCCTTGAAGGCCGCGGGGTCAGTGATGTATTCCTGACCGAGCTTCCCGAGAGTGGCCGCTTCCGTGGCCGCGGAGTTCCTGGTCATGAAGTCGCGGACGCGGTGTGTGCCGAGGATCCCTTCCTCCGCCCATTTCAACGGAGCGCCGAGGGGGTCCGCAAGGCCGATCACACCACGCTTGATGTCCTGCAGGCCCCCACCCACATCCCCGGAGACCACCTTCTGCAGCCCGAGACCCATCGAGGAAGACGCCGCCTCCATGGTCTCGAAGATCGCATGGAACGCCGAGAACGAGAGTTCCACGGCGGTGACGGTGTTCTTGACGGCGAGGAGGCCGCGCCCAAGGGTGGCTTCGCGGAGGTAGTCGTGCCCCAGGTGGTTGTTCAGGATGCGCCCGAGGTCCTCGCGGATGACCCACTGACCGCCTTTTTGTGCCGCCTCGCCGTCCGGGATATAGCGCCGAATCGAGTCCTGCACCGAGGTGTAGCCGTCAGGCATGCGGTTACCGGAGGGCAACCATTCCCGGTACGCCTTCGCGTTCACCCAGAGGTCGTGGGCCGTCACGAACTTCATGGCGTCGGCCTGGGCCAGCCGGAACATCTTGATAGGGTTGTACGTCACTGGGATGCCGCCGCGCTTGATGCCTTCGGACATAGTCTCCAGGGTGCTGCGCTTCGCCCACCCGAGATCGCCACGGAGTGGGCGCTTGCCGCCCATGAACCCGATTTTGTCTACGTTTCCGGGAACCACGTCCCAAAGCACGCGGAGGTGGTTCTCCTTGTACGTCGTGCCGGGCCTGCGGGATTCCACCTCGCGGTACGTCGCGTCTTCTGCAAGACGGATGAAATCCCTCACTGGTTGCCACTCCGCTGGCATCCAGGCGTCGGTTTTCATCCTGTCCACAAATTCTACCATCTTGGCCTGCGGGATCTTGTCGAACGCCTTCTCCCACTCGCTCACGCGGCGCTGGAGCCTGTATGCCTCCTTATCGCGGCGCCCAAGGCTTTCAAAAGTGTAGTCGAGCACGTCGCGCCCAGCGCGGGCTTTCGGCCACAGGAAATCCACGGACTGCCTGACCGCGTCTACCGACCACTGCGCCAGGGACTTGCCCATGGGCTTCAAGTCCCTCTCGTAGGCGATCTTACCGGCGTTCACCGCACGCATGAACGCCACGGCCACTCCGGAGCCGAAGGTGCTGTCGAGATCGTCGTAGTACGCCTTCTCTTCGGGGGTGGACGGAGTGAAACCCTGTTCGGCGGCGTCGGCTTCCAGTTTAGCGGCCTGGTCTTCGGCCTGAGCCTGCTTTTGCGCGATCTTCCGCGCCTCCACGTCCATCTTGCTCCTAAGGTCTTCTTCACGTGCATCCACGAACCTTTTGAGTTCCGCGTCGGACGCTCCGCTCTTCTGCATCTTCTTGAACTCCACCTTGGTCTCGCCGCGGTGATTCTCGATGGTCTTCAAGATGCGATCCTGGTGAAAATCCTCCGACCGTAGGTAGGACAACCGGTCCATCAGCGCCTGGCGCTTCTCTTCCGACAACTTCTTTCCAGCTTCGCCCTTGCCCAGATCAACGAGATTTTCCGGTCGGGATCCCCGAAGGTTCACTCCGGTCTGTCCGAAGTCGATATTCGGAGCGTCGGCGGCGGTCTGCTGTGCCCGGATCTCGTCCGGATGCAACCCGGCGAGGGAGGGGTCGGCGCCGGACACGGAAGACGCCGCCACAGGCGTGTCGGGATTCGGAATCTCAAGGGCCACACGAAGCGCCTCTGCCGGGTTTGGCCCATGGAAAATACCACGGACGTCCCCCTCGTCGAGGGTCGCTTTGAAAGCTCTTTTTCCGGGCATCTTCACGCGAACGCTCACGCCATACGGAGACCCTGATTCGTGCCCCTTGTCTCCAGGGCGAAGGATATCGGATGTGCGAGTGTCAAAAGGCACGTCGTTAAACAGCGTCACCTCAACATCTCCGACCTTCACCGACTGGCCCTTCTTATAAAGGATGTCGTCGGGAGTACGTACCTTTGCCTCCCGAAGGACCCTGTCCCTGAGCCTTTGAAGCGCCGGCTCCGAAAGATCCCCGGAAGCAATCTGCTTCATCGTTGACTTGTGTATCGCGATCCCGTGCTTTTCGGCGTAGTCGATCACCTCTTGCGCCGTGGATTTCGAAACATCGATCCCGTCTTGCCCTGCCGGTGGGAACAAATGGGATGTGTCCCCGGCTTCCAGGCGTCCGTCAAGTTCCCGTTGCAGGTCGGAGATCTTCCGTTCGTACAAATCCTGCGCCGTCTTCCCTATCGACGGGTCGCTTGCCGAGTCCACGAACTCCTTGAGCTGATCGCGCACCTCCTTGGACCTGAGACGCAATATCTCGTCGCTAAGGGCGCGTGCGGACCGGAAGGTTTCGTCTGGATTGGAAACGTGGGTGTATTCATAGGGAGCGGCGGGTTCCGCGGGCTTCACGGGAACTTCCCCTACACCGGGGGTAAGGGGAGGCTCAACGGCGGGGGGCTTTGCGGCTTCGACTGGCGCCGGTTCGGGGACATTCGTTGGAACATTACCCGCATTCTTTCCGCTGTCAAGAATTTCGTTCGGAGCCTGCGCGGGGGTCGTGGGGCCGGAGATCGCGTCGGAGATCTTCTTGAGTTCCGGGTATGCGGCCAGGGACTCTTCCGGGACTGGCTGGCCGGAGGACAGGGCGTCGATGATCTTCGTGGAGTCCCAGCCGGGAACGGGCTGAACCGATTTCTGCACGGACTCCGTGAAGGCGCGTGCCTGGTCCGCGGACTTGCTCAGGTCGGCGTTCATGCCGGCCTCTTTTTGCGCACGGACTCCGGAGAAACCGGTTTCGAGAAGAGCCATGCCGCCTGCGGCGCGGGCGATGTCCGTGCGGAAATCGTCTGCCCGGCGCTGCATCTCTTCGGGGGAGATCTCCCCGCGGGCCGCGGAGTCCTGCGACTTCGAGAATCCCGAGTAACCGCGAACAAGCGCCTCGATCCCGGCAAGGCCGGAGACCGTGGCGATGCGGCTCGCGATATCCGACACGTTGCTTCCGGGGAAGATCTTGCCTATGACGTGGAACGCCGCACGCATGCCGAGGTTGCCGACAGCGCCCTTTGCGGCCCCCTGCCATGTGCCCTCGTCGGAGTAACCCCTGACGGCTCCCATGGCGGCGCCGGAGACATAGCCTGGGCCGAACTCCGCGAGACCGGGAACGGCCCCGCCAAGAGTTTCCGCTATGAGCTTCGTCGGCCCGGACAGGTCTCCTGCCTTCGCCCTTTCGGCGTACACGTCGCCGGCCGCAGAGAACACGTTCTTCCCGGTGTAGCGGCCCTTCTCCCCGGTGATCGCCTCAATCGGGAGATCCACCGCGGTGCGCACGGTGTCCGAGAAACTGCCAAGGCCTTTGTAAAAGCCAGCCATCGCTTCGTTTCCGAACGCAGCTACTTTATCCGTGACCCCAGGGGACCCGGCCAGCCCGTTCTTCCTGATGGCTTCCGCGATCCGATCGTCCGACATGGAGTCCGGGAACTCCACGTCTCCATGGCCGGGGACTGTTACGATGGGCATCAATCCCTCCTATGCGATGGGGACGTCTTCGATCCTGCCGGTCTTTTCGTTGTAGACCTTCTTTGTTGGCCTTGAGGCGCCACCGGAAGAGGGCGCGCCGGTGGATGCCGGGGAAGTCGTGATGTTCTCCGGCATCTTATTGTACTTCATGAGCCACTGGCGCTTTCCGGCGATCTGGCTGAGTTCGCTGATCATGTTCTCAGCCATCTGCCTGTTCAACCCAGCGGCGTCGGGGTTGGCCAGGATTTCATCCAACTTCGTTCCGCCGTTGATCTTGTCGAGGACGCGGTATTTCGCCAACACGTCCTTCTCCATCTGGTCGAGTTGCCGCATGCCGGAGTTCACGATCCTGTACGGGTCCGTCACGTTCTTCATCATGTCGTGGGCCGCCTGGACCACCTGGGTCGGGGAATACTCCGGGTGCTCCTTCCGGACGGCCTCCATCGTGGTGCCGAGGTCGGAGGCGTGGGGCTTGTTCGCGCTGTCCACTTGATGCAAGTCAGCCGACAACTTGTTGGTTGCATCTAGACCAACGTCCTGAGGGAACTCGATGCCGTACTTCTTGCTCAAGATCAGAGAGAGTTTGTTTCCTGCGTCGATATCCTGGGCATGCTTCCCGTAGGCAAGCTGATTCTTCCAGTTGTCGCTGGCCATCTGGCCCCGTTTGTACTCCAGATCCCCTTCCAGCGCCTTCATGTGGATTGACCGATCCGCGGACTTGTCCTGACGCTCCATGCCGAACTTGCTCTGGTCCCAGCCCATGCTCTGCTGGAACATGCTGATCTTGTTCTGCTCCTGCTCCTTGTCGAACGCCAACTTCGCGGCTGCCTGCTTCTCCATCTCCAACTGCTGCATGCGCTGCAGGATGAGAGATTGCCGCTTCGCGGCGGCGTCCACGCCGGAGGCACCGTCCAGGGTCGAGGGGTCGTATCCGATCATGCTGGGCATCGTGTCCTCCTAGTAGCCGTAGTAGCCGGCGAGACCGCCGTTCCACATGTTCGTCTGCTGTTGGGCGGAGCCGTATTTCCCGAGAACGTTCGCGAGATCGCCGTACAACCCGCCGCGGGCCTTCGCGTAAGCGTCGGTCATCTGCCCGACCTGTTGCCCGCCGGTCAGGTACGTGCGGGCCAGAGCCTCGCCGGCTCCTGCGCCCATGGTGGCCAACGACTTCCCGGCATCGTACTTCCGGGTCACTTCGTCGGCCATCAACTGCCGCTGCATCTTGTTCTGGGACTCTACGGCCGAGTCGGACCCGTACAGGCCGCGAGACGCGAGGTTCTTGTCCAGGCTCCTCGTTCCCTCCTCCAACTGGAACTTGTACAACGGCGACGTTTCGTCCCCGTATGCCGTGTCGGCCAGGAACTTCATGGCGTCCGGGGTATAGCCGTACATCGCCGACAGGGGCTGGGTCGCCTGGCCCAGGTACCCCTTCTGGTCGTTGTACCCCTGGCTGTAGATGTTCGCCATCTCTCCGTGCCCCTGCCTCAGGGCCGGGATGATCTCGTTGTACGTCAAGTCCTTCAGGAAATTGTCCTGCTCCGGGTTGCCGTAGTTGCCGCCACCGCCACCGCCCGGACCACCACCGCCGCCGGGACCCGTGCCGGGACCCGTGCCGTAACCGCCGTTTCCGCCGTACTGGTCATTCCCACCGGTGCCCCACCAGTCGTTCGGTGGGTACCCGCCGCCACCGTAGCCGCCGTTGGGTGGGGCGTACCCGCCGCCACCGTAGCCAGGGCCAGGGTCATACGGACCGTAGCCGAACCCGTAACCCGGCCAGTAGTCGTACCCGTCGTCGTACGGGTTCCAGCCGCCTCCGCCGGGGGGCTGTTCTCCGCCGGCCTGACTGGACGGCTCCCAGGACCCTGTCTGCGGGTTGTACGTCCACCCAGCGCCAGGCCCGGTGCCACCTCCGGCCTGCCCAGGGTCGGCGTTGGGGTCCGTGGCGTTGGGGTCGGAGCCACCCGGGGGCTGTATGCTGACCTGGCCCAGGCTTTCGCCGGGAGGATTGCCGGGATTCCAGATCTTGGTCACGGACGAGTCGATGGTGACCGGGTTCTGGTGTCCCCACTCGCGGATCTGCGCGATCATGTTGTACGGGTCCATGGACCCGCCATAGACCGTCTCACCCTTCTCGTTGTAGATGAAGATCCCACCGGGTCCGGCCTTCATGGTGTAGCCGGCGCCGGTCGGGGGAAGGCCGGCCCGGAACCCTTCGTACTGCTTCGCCCAAGCGTAGTTGTCAGAGATCGCCATGACCTACCTCCACACCGGACGGCCCATCGAGGGGCGCTGTCCGTACTGTGTCCCCTGCGGGCTTTGCCCGGAGGGGTACTGCTGGCGCTGCGGGTACCCCATCTGGCGGTAGTAATTCGGCCTCTGGGGCTGTTGCGGCAGCTGCGGTTGCGACGGCTGTTGCCCATACCCGTAGTACTGCGAGAGACCTTGCTGAGGAGATGTTGGCATGTTGTCACCGCCCATCCAGTTTGGGTTGCCCCACTTTGCGTCGGGACCGGGTTTCGGTCGGTTAATGAACTGGGTTCCCGTGGGGTCAAGCATGTACTTGCTGTCGAACCCCGTGCGCGCCCCCTGACTCAACTTCGAATAGATTTCCGAAAGACTCTGCCGGCGTTCGGCCAAGCGTTGATCGTACGGGGCAAAGTTTTGCCCAGACTTTTGTACGCCGGGCATGTTTATGACTCTGTTGTATTCGTCACGAGTCATCTGCCAGGGAGACTTCGAGTTCTCTCTACCATCGGGGTTGAAAACAGAAGTCATGGTCCTACCGTTCGGCCCACCACTAAGAAGATTGGCTTGCGCGTAGTCATCCGATGCATTTTGTACCGCCGCGTCCCTCCCTCTGGCCTCCTCCAGCTGCTGAGCGGAAGTCATTCCGGAGTTCGTGTACCAATCCACCCAGTTGTTAGAGTTCATGTTGATCTGTTGTTCCTGGGTCAGCGGCTTCCCGTACGGGTCCGTGGTCAGCCTGGACTGCGAGTTCATGAAATCCTGCTGTTCCGGGGTCAGCTTCTGCCCCATCCACGTTGTGATCGGTTTCCCTCTCAGCATCTCTCTACCCTCAGTTGAAGTGCAGGACCGCCCTGGTGATTACCCCGGCCCCGGTCCCGGAGTCCAGCCAATGGCCGATCTCCCGGTTGTGCTGCGCCACCGCCGGGAGAGAGGCGTCCTGGTTCACCCTTCCGGCCGTGGTGGTTGAAGTGGATATCAGGTACCCCCTCACCGCGGTGTCGGCCGCGTTCGGCAACACCAGGGCCACTCCGGCCACGACGATGTACACGGTGTTCCCGGAGGTGGCGTCAGCCAGGACCACCCCGATCGGCATGTCGTTGGAAGTTGGGGCCTTCTTCGCCCGGTTGTTCACCCCGGAGGCCTGGTCTACGTAGACCACCTCGCCCTTCACCAGGTTCTCCCCGGCTATCATCAGGATGGCGATGCCGCCGTCCAGGGTGATCCTAACCCCGCCCGAGAACGTCGGATCCGCCAGGTTCGCCTTCTCCGTGTCCAACTCGTTGACCGCCGACTGCACGTTCGTCGCGGCGATACCGCCGGCCGGAGTGTTCACGATCACGTTAGCGGCATGCTTGTAGTTGCTGCCGTCTACGTGGGTTTCCCACTTCTCCCCGTTCGCGTTGCTGACGTGCTTGTCCTTGGTGGCGTTGGTGCTGGTGACGTCAACCCCCAGGATGTCGGTCAACATGGAGTGTGCCCGCAACGCCACATCCACGAGGGAAGACGAGACCTTGGACAGCCACGACCACTTCAGGCGCCCGGTGTTCTGCTCCCACTTCCCGCCGATGGACGTTTCCCAGGCATCACGCTGCTTCTTGTCGTCCGAATAGACCTTGGGATTCTTGTAGACTCCGATGGTCATCTAGTCAGCATCTCCACGTCGGTTTCCGCGTCGATCAGCGTGAACGGCTCCGAGGCCGAGAACCGGAATTCGTACTGCCGGGTGCGGTAGATCCCGACGCGGGACATCACCGCGATATGAACGGTATCCCCGATCTTTCCTATGGGGAGGTCCTTCTCCATCGTCCATGGGCCGCCGTCGTTTCTCCAGCGGACCATCATCTTCGGGTCAGTGGACTGCGTCGTGGCCCCGCGCTTGGTCTTGATGCGCAGGGTAGCCGCACGCTTCTTCACGAAGGATCCGTGATCGACCCAACCGGTCCTGCGGGCCACGACGATCTCCCGCCCGGCGTCGTCATAGTAGGAGTGCGACATCCTGTAGACCTTGCTGTCCAGCCTGCTGCCCCACAGGTGCATGCCCCAGCCCTTTGCGTAGGTGTAGCAGTTGCCCAAGAACCGATCCCACGACGCGGTCTTCGGATTCCAATACCCCCACTCGCTCCAGTCGATCTGCTGCGGCGCCGCGGTCACGTCCATGACGATGGTCTTGTTCTCCGCCGGGAAAGAGACGATGTAGAACGTCCTGCCGGAGATTTCCATCACGTCCGCGAAAGCGTCGGAAAAGGTGGTAAGGGTCTGGAGGTATTTGTCAAACGGAGTCGAAAACGGAATGGCAGTCCGACCGTTCATCATGCAGAACTTCCGGGCGTTGTCCAGCCAGAACCAGGTCTCGTTGTACATCTTCATGGTTTGCGGCGCATACACGCCACGCTCCGTGAAGGCACCTTCGATCCTGGCGTACCATGGGGAAGCCTCAATCGGGGCCCAGATCTCGATGGACTCCGTGCCCACGATGGCGATTTCCCGCCTTCCGACGAACAGCCCGCCCACGTGGTCCGGCTTGCTCTCCGCGGTCAAGCGGTTCGGATAAGTCCAGGTCTCCGGGGTGTTCACGTCGGAGTAGTACCAGTCCGCCGTCCCGGCCTGACCCGCGAGGATCGTCAGGTCGATGTATCCCACCGAGTCCACCGCGGTCGGCATGGAAACCCCGGAGAGATTCTTCACCGTTCCGTCGTCTCCCACCAGGGCCATCGCTCCGCCGTTGGCGATCACGACGTAGTCCTTGTAGGGCAGCGCGACGTTCGTGGTGATCGCTTCGGCGAAGGACGGCCGGGATTTGTACCCTATCTCGTACTTGTCGAGCAGGTACTTCCCGAGGTCGGCGGTCACCGTGCCGTTTGCCGTGATCTTGAAGATGTGGCCGTTGGATACCGCCAGCACGGCGCTTTCGGACTCCCACCAGAACACCCCGTCAACAGGATGGCCGGTGCCCAGATCGAGCAGTTGCTGCAGCCCAGGGCGCTTGTACGTGTAGCCGCCGTCGTCCACGAACGCGTCCTGAAGGAATCCAGAACGATCCGAAAGGACGTCGTCATCGACCCCGCGGTATGCGGAGCCGGTGACCGGGATCTTCTGCGTTTGCAGTGTCGGAGGTGCCTCTACGCCCACGTGACGCCCCTACTCGACGATGTCCAGGCACAGCCAGGGCTTGAAGCTCGCCACCGACAGGTCCAGGTTCGAACCCAAGGTGTGCCTGACCGCCAGGGTGAAGTAGTCTCCAGTCGTAACCTCCAGGACACCGGAGGAGAGGTTCTGGCACTCCAGCATCGTGGCCCCGCGGGTGAACTTGCTCTTCACCACCCCGTCGAACACCGCCCCGTTTTTCAGGATCGCGGCCTCGACGTACCCACCCGTGACCGCGGAGGCCCACTGCAGACCGGCGGAGACGCGAACCCGTCTAACCCCGGTGGGTATCGTCAGTCGCTCCTGGTTAACGCTGGCGTTCCAGATTGCGTCGGTGTCATACAGCGCAGCGCTGAAAACCACCACGGTCTCCGTGTCGTTTGTGATGGTCTGTGCGGTGTCCCGGCGAACCAGCGATCCGCGATTACGGAGGTTGTGCCCGATACAGCGCCACGTCCCCGCCCCGTACTCCACGAAAGCCAGCACGTCTCCGGCCCTCGTCTGGAAGTTTCTTCCGGAAGGAAGGATCAGGTTGGATGCGTGGTGCGTCAGGAGCAGGGACCCGGAGAACTGCAGCAGCACCATGGTTCCGATGCTCTTGGTGGCTATGGCCGTGATCCCGGTCGTGCCGGTGACGTTGAAGAAGTTCCCGTCGTTTCCCAGGGTGAGCGTGGCCGCGGAAGCGACGTCGATCCCCTTGGCACCCTGGATCATGCCGGGCTTGAGGAGAACGTCCTTGCCGCCGTCGGTCAGGTCAGAGAGGAACTTCCCGGCCTGGTTTGCCTGATCGACATACACCATCGACCCGTCCACTCCGTAGACCAGGTTGTCCCGCGTCGCGATAGCCCCGCCGTTGCTGTCCTGGATGATGAACTTGTAGAGGCCGTCCGCGTAGATCAAAGCAGTTCCGGCGCCGTCCAGGATCACCGGATTCGTGGCGGCCGCCGCCTTCCCGGCGTCCGTCCACACGGTCTTCGGGTTGAGCGTGCCGGCGGCGTAGGTGTAGACCCTTCCGGCGGCCAAGGCCTGTCCGGCGGAGTTCTTCACCCCGGAGAGGAGGAATTCCACCTGTTGCGCGAGCTGGGCCATCTATGCCTCCTAGTAGAGCGGGCTCGTGGAATTGTCTTCCGGAACCGACGCATTTTCGTTGCTGGCCAACTCCACGCGTTCCTTCGCCTGCCCCTTGATCCACTGGCGCTCCTGGATCGGGAGGCCGTAGTCGTCGGAAAGCTCCTCCGCGAGACGGTACACGATGGCGTTGATCCACCGATCCGGAGAGTCCAGCGAGGACTCCACTGTGGCAATGGCCGTGATCTTCCGGATGCGCCAGTAGTGGATCAAGTACTTGGTCGAGGAGTCCGGGATGGGCCACAGGCGAATACGGAACGGGATCGACTCCTCGACGTATGCGTGAGTTGGCGCCCCGGAGTCGTCCTTGTCCGCGATAGCGGCGTACTGATCCTTGGAGATCAGGGTGATCGGATCGTCGTCTCCGTTCTCCCGGCTATACATGGACGTGATCCGCAAGGTGTCCGCGTCCGCGAGAAAATCCCCGATGCTGGAGTACGACGTGCCGAGCAGCCACGCGGCCCCTCCGGCGCCCGTCAAGGACCAGTACATCTTCCACTGCGCACCGGTTCCGGGCTCGTTCGCCGCGGTTGCTACATGGGAGCGGATGCACGTGTAGGTGCCACCCCCGCTGGTAACGACGGAGGAGTCGGAGAGGGCCTTGGTCACCCACTCCGAGCACCACGGGGTCTTCCCTTCCGCCTGCAAGCCGGAAAGGATGTTGTTGAACACCGTCATTCCCTCGACCACCTGGTCCCCGGTCGGCGTGTCTCCCTGGGCAAGGACTCCGCAGATGCGAAGTGCTCGTTTCAGCGTTTCGATCAATTCGTACCTCCCGCTGGATGCAGTGGCCTCAGGGAAGTCGTAGATCCCGAACCCGAGGGTAATGGAGTGCTCATCCTCAGACGAAAGGTCCGCCTGGACGAAGTACGCCGGGAAGAACTGGAAGTGCGCGAATTTACCTGCCACACGAGTTCCCCCTCAGGCGAAGTGTCCGACCTTGCGCACTCCGGATGCGGAGGACCACGTCCGGCTTGAACGCGCCGTCGCACCATCGCTACGCAGGATCGTCTGGAGGCCGGAGTCGGAAACCTGCTGATCGCCGAAGATGATCTGCCACAGGTCGTTCATCTTGCTTTCCAGGGAGTCGGTGTACGCCGGTACAACCGTGCGTTCCACTTGCGCGGATTGCATATATCCCTGCACCTCCGTCCGAATCTCCGCCTTCGCCGCGGTGGTGAACCCGATGGTCTTCGTGGCATCTGTCTTGAGGCGAAACGCGAATTCCTTCGCCTGCGTCTTCGCCGCCGTAACCGTTCCGGAGAGACGGATGAAGTAGATCCCCTCTTGCGTGAAACCCACCGTGGAGATGGAACCTCCGTACTGACCGGTCTTGGCGTCGATCTTGGAAGGGGTGGCGAGGTCGGCGAACGTGCCGTCCGGGTTCTCCATGCGCCCCGCCGGGGACGTCGGGTCCTCAAGCGTGCCCTGGTCGTTGTGGAAGTTCGCACGGTATTTCACGGTGTCGCCGATGGAGTATTCTCCGAGGTACATCCTGCCTCCTCAAACGATGAGTTCGTTGAGTTTGTCGATGCGTCCGTATGGGAGTTGGAGGGAGAAGCCGCCAACGGCCTTGACCGCAAGCGTCGTCCTCCTGGCCCCGCGGAACACCTCGAAGGGATCCAGCGAAAAAGACCGTATCTCGCTATTATTCATCGCCCGGTTCCACAGCAGAGCGGCGTGCTGCACGACGTTCCCAGAGGCCTCGTTGTAATACCCAGGACACCCGCCGACATAGAAGTTCACCGCGGACGACGGCATCCCGATCCCCACTTGCGCCTGCCTTACGCTGTACGACGCCGCCTCCTCGCCGTTCCCGAACAGATCCACGTATCCGCCGGCGGTTCCCCTGGCGACAAAAACGCACAACTCGTTAGCGGTCCACAACGAGCTTGCCTGAGAGTACGTGTACGTGGCAGCAGTCGCGGTAAGAAACCGAAGCCCGTTCGGGGCACCCGCCGTGTACGCGACGTAGAAACCCGGCAGGTCGTGCCTTCCGTTGCTGCAGATAACCGTTTCAGCCGTTGGCGTGCCAAGAAAAGTGCAGATCAACGCGAACGTGAAGTTCTGCAGGGCCGCGGCGCTGGATTCGCGGATGTTCCCGCGGGAGGACCAGTGCGATCCGTGAACCGGGTCGCCCTGGTTCGCCGTGACGTTCGCGGCACCGGGGAACTTGTTATACCCCTCCTTGTACACGCAATACTGCGTTCCCCCGGCAGGAGATGGGCTGCACTTATTCGCCACTTCCAGGCTGCTGTATTTCCCGGCTGTCCCGGAACCCTTCTGCGCGATCCACGCTAGCGTGAGGTTCGCGCTCCACCTGGACCTGTAGTTCAGCAGAGCGTTTACCGGGAATTCCTGGAACGGGAGAGCCATTACGACAGGGTGGCCGAGCCGTACACGCCCTGGTAGGAAACCACCTGTCCGGCGGCAGCCAAGGCCGCACCAGAGTTGTTCAGCACCACGATACCCCACCGCTCCGGGAGCACGCCCCCGAACGCCCTCGCGACGGAAAACGGCACCGACTTGAACGTGGCCTGAACCCCCGAGTTAGCGTTGCACGGGAACTGCCCGATGGGAACCAGCCCGGTCGGAGAGTACGGGGTGACCGCGCCATCCGCACCGGTGACGTTGTCGTGGTAGTCCGGAGTCGCGTTCCCGGCGTTGCAGGAGGCGTAGGCGTACACGACGATGTTCCCGGTAGCGCCCACGCCCGCCGCCGCGGGCGTGATCACCAGCGACACAAGGGCATCCAGGAACTTGTCGACGGCGTTATTGATGTACGTGGACTGCCGGTACGCACCGTTGCCAAGGGACGCCAGCGTGATCGTGATCGTCTGGTTGCTGTTCGCTCCATATCCCTGCTTGATGTCTCCGACAGCCATACCCGCCTCCTATTTGTTGGCCGAGGCCATCGCGTTGAAGACGCCGGGTCCGTCACCCTGGACCTGCGCCCTCAGGGTCGCGTCTTCCACGGAAATCGGATCGGCAAGGGAGATGACGGCCGCCTGACTCATGATCGCGACGGTGTACGTGTCCAGCCAGTCCAAGTTCCCTCGAAGCACCTTCATCGAGAACGCCAGCCTGTCCGCGTGGTTTGTTACCGTGTCGAGTTCCTTCGCCACGGAAAGGGCCTTGTCCACGACGTAGAACTTGATGCGAGACTGCAGGTCCCGGTCGTGAACCAATCCCATCGCCTGGAGCGGGGTTGTCATTCGATCCTCCGGGGTAAGGATAACGGCGGTGCCCGGAAATCAAAACCGGACACCGCCGCCGTCTTGGGTTCGCTACCTGACAGAATCCAGGGTGTAGATGACGCAGAGTTTCAGCGCCCCCTCGATTGCCCCGGCGCCAGCCCCTGTCGCAAGCGTGACGTCGATGGTGTCCGCGGAAGTGTAGGTGTAACCGACTCCGGTGGATGTCTGCGTGTCGGCAATCCCGCCGGCTTGGCCGATGGTCGTGGACGCGATGAACCTTGCCGCCGACCCGGCGTCGCCCACCGTCATTGCAATGTTCGTCGCGTTATCGATGTCCGCGCTAATGAGCGTCACCCTGATGATGGTCGCATTGGCAGGGATCTTGACCATCTCGATAACGCTTCCGGTGACGTTCTGAGCGGTCGTGAGGGTGTGGGAAGCGCAGATCGCCTCCACGCCGAGGCCGGCCTTCGCCTGGACGGTGGATGCCGCGCCGGTTCCCGTGAACGTCGCCGCCATGGCCGGCACGGTGCCGACCAGAAGTGCGAGAGCAAGTGCAAGTACCTTGAAGAGTTTCACCGTGATTCTCCTTTCGGAAAGAGGGATGAGGCGGGGACCCGAAGATCCCCGCCGTCAGGGGTTGACTACGCGTCCGCGATCTTCGTCCGCGCCACGTACACGGCCACCGAGCCGTAGTCCAGGGCGTTGAAAACGGGCTTGGCGGCGCCGGCGATCATCCCGATGGCGAAGCCGTGCTCGTTCTCGTAGTCGAAGTTCTTGGTGACGACCTTGGGGCGCTTGCCCCAGGCCCAGGTGAGGGACTGCGCGCCGAGGAAGACGCACTTCGCGCCCGGAACGTTCCCGCCCGCGCCCCAGTTGGTGACGATGGGGATGTTCTCGTGCTCGTGGAGGACGATCCCGTCCACGATGGCGAGCGCCCCGGTGAAGATCGGGTTCTCCGCCCCGCGGGCCGCGGCCTCGCGAATCGCCGCGGCGTAGGTCGTGTCCTGCTTGAGATCCCACGCGACGTCCGGGTGGATGAGCAGAACGAAGTAGTTCTTCCCGTTGACCTTCACGGGCCGGAGCGGGGTCTGTGCGCGGTTCCCTCCGGTGATCGCCCACGTGCGGACCTTGGACATCAGGGCCATCGTGAGCTTGCCGGCCGTGGTGACCGTCGCGGTGGAGCTGCCGTCCCCGTAGAAGATCTTCGTCGGGGAGGTCAGGATCGTGTCGAACGCGAGCTTGTCCGTCCGCTCCGACATCCAGTCCTTCAGTGCGGTGCGGGACTCCTCGTCGATCTCGAACATCGCCCGCTGGCGGGTCATCGCGCCGTCGTCGCGCACGGCGTGCCGGTACTGCTCCAGCGTGACCGAGCTGTCGTGGGTGGCCAGCGCCTCTTCGTTGCCTTCGAGGGTTCCCGCGCCGGTGATACCCGCGCCGGTCAGCCTCAAGCGGATCCCGAAGGTGATCTTGTCACCCTTGCCCTTCTCCAGTTCCGTCTTGACCTGGACGATGGAATCGGACCCCTTGCCCATGAAGCGGGAGAAGTACGACTCCTTGACCGCGTCGCGGAAGAGGACTTCCTCCCACGCCTTCTTGGTCAGGGCGTTGTTGGTTGCGAACGCCGTTTTTGCCATGGCTCATTTCCTCCTGAGGGTGTTCCCCCAGGAATCCTGGGGGATGATTTACGAGAGTTCCTTCTGCATCAGCGCAAGATCCTCGTCGGACAAGTCCGCCACCTGGTTCTCCGTGAGTCCGGAGAACTTCGAGGATCCCTGCTGAACGGTGGAGCCACCGGTTCCGGCCGTGATGGCTGGGCCGCGGGCCGCCTCCGCGATTTTGCGTACCGTCTCTTCCGGCTTGGACTTGAGCTTGGAGTTCTCCGTCTCCAGCGCCTTCACCTTCTCCGACAGGACCTTGCCGTCCTTGAAGAGCCTTGCGCGCTGGGACAACTGCAGGAGGAATCCGGGGTGTTCCGTCCACGGATTGCGCATGAACCACGCGATCTCCTGAGGAGACGCCTTGCCGTCAGCCGCAAGGACCTCCGCCATCACGGGCAGGAGCGATTCAAAATCGTTCACCTGACCCATGACGAAGGACTTGGACTGCACGGCCCTCTGCGCCGAGAACTCGACCTGATCCATCTCCTGGATCATCCGTTCGGCTTCCATTGCGTCGTTCGCGGCACGCCGGGCCTGCGCTGGATCCTTCAGCAGGTTTTCCTCGTACCGCTTGTCGGCGTCCGTGACGCGGGCTTGCAGTTCCGCACGGAGCGCCTTGTTCTCCTCGCCAAGCCTTCGATGGTTCGTCTGGATGAAGCGCTCCTGCTGCTCCACCTGACGTCTCAGTCGCTCGTTCTCCGCCGCTACCTTTTCGGCTTCGGTCGGTTCCGGAGCGGGTTGGTTTGTCGTGGTTGCCGGGTCGCCTGCCTTCGCCACAGGGGTCGTCGTCGCGTCGTCGGCCTTCTGGCCGGGCGTTTGCCCGGAGGCAATCTTCGCGAGCTCATCGTCTCCCATTTCGTGGACGTCTGGCGTTTCCACGTCCTGGAACTGATCGACCACCTCTTCGGCATTGACCGGGCCGGCCGGCGCAGGCGGCGCCTGCGGGGTAACCGCTGGTGTTACGGGTGCTACCGGTGCTACCGCTTCTCCTGGCTTGGGCATGGTGCCTCCTATGCGCGGGAGCCTGCCCAATGGCTTCAGGCCCGCACGGAATGACCCGGACCGGCTTACGCCGGGTGCGCCGGGTGAAAATCACAGGGTTAATCGTTACCGCGCCGGAGGACCTCCCGGAAGAGCCGGCGGTGGATTGATGTTCCTTGCGGGCGCCGGCCTGGGGGACGCTTGCGGAAGCGCCGCCTGGACGACGGTGTTCACCTCTCCGACGAGGCCTTCCGGGATGACCCCGGCCTTGATGAGCGCGGTGAGTACGGAAGCCCTGATCTTCTCGATCTCGACCAGGATCTTCGGGTCCATTGCTCCCGGAGGGGCACCGTCCGGCGGAGGAGGGGGGGAACCGCCAGGTCCGGGCCCAGCTCCGGGAGTCGAGGCAGGAGACCCTTCCGGGCCGCCCGCATGCGCGATGATCGTCTTCTTGATTTCCGTCTGCTGCTTCGCCTGCTCCGCCTGCGCCTGGCCCTGCTGCATGGCCTGCACCGCGGCGATGATCTTGTCCTTGACGTCCTTGGGGACCGGAGCGTACTCGTAGAGGATCTCCGGGGGCACCGGGCCGCCCTGTTTGGACAACTCCATGAGCATCATGAAGATGTACCCGCGCTGGGTCGGGGAGTGAGCGGACTCGTCCACAACGACGTCGTACTTCGTCAGGTCGGAGTTCTGCAGAAGATCCATGATCTCCTGCTTCATCGACGGGTCGTACTCCTTGTCGCCGATCTTCACCGCGCCGCGCTTGGACTGGGTCTCCAGGATCCGCATGATCCGGTCCGGCGTGTAGTACCGCTGGATCATCTTGACCAGCAGCCTCCCAAGGCGCCGCTTGGCGATCGACACGTTGTCGAACAGCCTCTCGTTCCCCATCAGGCCGATCCGCTTCTTCTCCATCAACGCAACCCCGGACTCCGACGGCTTCGTCAGTTCCGGGAAGATTCCCATGATCTCTTTCAACTTCTCGCTGGCGAGTTGCTCCACCTCCGCCAGGCCCTGCGGCAGACGGCTTTCGTCCTCGCGGACCGGCCTCTTGCTCAGGTTGCGCAACTTGAACATCTCGCCCGGAGTGGTAGCCCGGCGCTTGAACCTCTCCTCCTCCGCCTTGTCCGAGAAGGTCTCGTTGTCGTAGTAGCGAAGACCGGAGTTCATCCGAACCAGGTACTCGACCATCAGGGAGAACCGCTTGTTGATCTCCCGCTGAGGATCCTTCCCGGCCTCGACCTTGCCCTGCACCTCGTCCCCGCGCTTGAGCGCGTAGACCGGGATGACCAGGAAGTCGTCCAGCCAGTCCGGCCACTCGTCGGACAACATGGTCCCGCCGGCGATCCGGGTGATCCTGATCTTGGTCACCGGCTGCCACACGAGCTCCAGCCCCGGGATGGTCTTCACCGAGTTGACCAGCGCGGAGTCGATGCCTTTCAGGTTCCCGAAGAACTCATCCTGAGCCGACACCGCCACCGGGACACGCTCGTAGACCTTCCGCCAGCACTCGACAACCCGGAATTCCTTCCGGGCGATGTTGGCGAACTCGATGTCCACGCTCTTCGTGCCATCGGACCCGGTCTGCACCGAAACACCGGGAGACGAAAGATCGTAGTCCGTCGGCGTGGAGTGCACCGCGTCCTTCGGCCCCAACTCCGAAAGAGCCTCGAACTCTCTCTGGACGTCATCCGCCTTGTCGGGCCAAAGCTGCTTCACCTTGGCCTTGGAGTACCACTTGTGCTTGCACAGGTACTCCGCGTCCGTGCCGTCGTCCTTCACGTGAGGACCGAACACCACGTCCTTCCACGGCAAGGACTCGATCTTCGGGGTCCGGAAATCCTCCGGGTCGATGTACAGGTGGAACAACCCTCTCCCGGTGATGATCTGGTTCAGGAAGACCCCGGATTCCTCGTGGCCGTAGTTGCATTGCTCCAGGATGTTCGCTATCACCGAGTTCAGGATGTCCGCGATCCTCGCGTCCCCATCCTCCACCGGCTGGGTCTTGATGTCAGTCCTGTTCTGACGGTGATACCCGTCCAGCAAGTCGATCTTCGGCGCGATCTCGTTCATCGTTAGGACCGTGCGGTTTTCAATCTTCAGCTTCCGCTCATCCTCCTTGCGCCACTGCTTGCCCACGTAGAACTCGTCGGACTCCTCGCCCTTCTTCCGGAAGTCGGCCTCGATTGTCATGCCCTCCTTGAACAGGGCCTTGACCTCAGCAACCTCATCCTCGTCCCCAACCTTCTTCTTCTTCTCCGGCTTCGGCTGGATATCCACGATGTCGTGGGTGTGTCCGTCTTCCGGCGACGGCGACATGATCTGGACCATCGGGGGCTGCATTTGCTGCGGCATCCCCTGGGGCGACATTCCCGGCGGAGGACCGTCGCCCTGTCCTGGCATGCCCATGGACATGGCCGGCCCTGGGCCGCCTTGCCCTCCTGCTTGAGGATCTCCCTGCCCCCCACCCATCGGCATGGGCATTTCGCCCGGAGGCATCCCAGGGGCTCCTGGGCCTTCCATGGGCATTCCCTGCGGTGGGCCGCCCGGTCCTCCCGGCCCACCACCCATCATCGGCTGCACGGGCGGAGTCCAGCCCGGCTGCGGAACCATTGAGATGGTGTGCGAGTGCTTCTTGTCCACCGAGGTCTGTCCAGACCCGTCGTCCCGGAGGTACACCAGGTGCTGGTGCCCCTTCATGCCGAGACGGCTGGTCAGTTTCAACTGGGGCATCTAGCCTCCCGCGGCGCGGCGCCAAATTTATGGCCCTTGAATTCGTTCGGATGAACTTCATCCAGATGAATTCAAGGTCCAAGTCTGAAAGGGGGTAAGGAAGTGCTTTTCACGATCCAAAGCTGGAAGATCTCACCGCTGCGCGAAGCGCGGCGAGGTAGTTGGTTTTGGTTTGTAGTTGTAGTTCTAGTACTAAACCTAACCCTATATCCCCCCCACCGTATACACCACCCTATGGGGTAGGGTAGGGGGTACCCTCCCTTTCTGGAAACGCTGTTTCTCTCTTCAAAACTCCTGTTTTCATTACCCGCTTAGATTTTGATTTGCAGTAAAATCAAGGCCTTACACCGACATCCAAGTCCCGGATTTGGAACCTTGCTCTTTGAAGGCATCATCCCAAGCGTCTTTCTCGCTCTTGGATTTGGCTTCAAAGATCTCATCTGGCAGCGCCAAGGTCATCATTAGCGCGTCGGCCCGATCCGGCGATCCGACGCCCCTGCGCTTCATGTCCTTCTTGGATTCGACCTTGATCCGGCCCCCTATAGGGCCGTACTTGATGTCTGAAATCTGGTTGATTAGGATCTCGTCTTCGGGGATCGAAATGGTGCCCTTTTCGAACCTCTCGCGCATCTTCCACCACAGCTCGTCGCGGCGCTGGAAGAACTTGGTATCCTCGTAGGCGGACTCCGACGCATTGACCGGGTGCACGACGCTGCTGAAACCCCATCCGACCAGCGAGTCATAGACTCCGGTTCCAACCCCGATAACGTCGATCATGGCGGCCGCGATGTTTCCCGACCGCAGCTCCATGGCCACCATCTGGCTGAGCTTGTCGGTCTTGACCTCGTTCGAGGCCTCAGGCTCGAACACCTTCCCGCCTTTCCTTCGCACCATCACCGACTCATCCCCGCCGGATCCAGACCCCACGTCCACGCCCATCATGACCGGGGCGGCCTCTGCCGGGGTGATGCACCGGTGGACCGCGGCCTCCACCCACTCCCGTGGAATCAAGGTGTCCGATTCGGACTTCGGCGGACGTCCGTTGACGTGTATCCGGAACCAGTTGGACTCGCGACCGTGGATATCTTCCATGGACGCGATGAAGTTCTTCATCGACGTGTTCCCACGAACCTCGTCGATGTTGCTCTTCTCACAATCCCAGTGAAACGTCAGCCACTTCTTGCTGATCTTCGCGTCGAAGTGCGAACGGTGGAAATACCCGGAAATCCGGGTCATGTTCGAGATCAGCACGACGAAGTTGAACAGCCCGGAGAGCGATCCCTCCAGGGACGAGAACGCTGAATCCGGGACACCCGTGGCCTCGTCGGCCTCCAGGATGATGTACGGACCGTTGCACCCCTGCAGGGGCTCCGCGCTGCCTTCCCCCCGCTTGTTGGAAGTCCGGGGGATCAGGAACGTGTCCTTCTGCTTCTCCTCCTTGAACGCCTTGTTCAGGAACTTCCCGGCCTGCACCTCCAGGTATCGTCCAAGAACGGCGCCGCGGGTCCTTCCGGTATCCTTGTCCTCCTGGCCCGACCAGTTGATCCAGTTCTTGATCTCCGACCACAGGATGGCGTCCAACTGCACGGCGGTTGGGGCGGTTACGATCCCCTTCGCGCCGGGGAACAACAGGAAGAACCAGATGTTGATCCACGCCAGGAGCACGTCCTTGCCCAGGCCGCGCCCGGACCGGATGGAGATCCCGATCCTGCCGGCCAGGTCGTCCTCCTCCGGGGTCAACTCCACACCCAGGTTCTTCTTGATCCTGGCTTCGGCGTACTTCCCGAGGATGGCAAGCACTTCCTCCTGCTGGTTCGTCGGAACGGCCCCTATGGCCTCCCGCACGAACAACAGCGGGTTGGTCCTCCACCGCAGGATTGTGTCCTTCTCCTTCTCATCCTTTGTCTTGTTCGCCACAGATAACCCCGTTCAAGAGGATCTCCCTGAGATCCCGGTACTGAAACATCGCAAGAACCAACTCCATATCGTCGCGCTCCAACTCGACGGATCCGTCACAGTTCTTCCGGACGATGATGATCGGATCTCCCGCCGCGCTGGCCATCAGGACCTCTCTGCAGCGAACTCCTGGTCTGTTACCTCGCGACGACCGTCTGCGAAACAGAAGTAGAACAGGTCGGGTTTGAACAGGTCCTGCTCGTAGCCCAGGAACCGCACGTCCAGACCGACACCCTTCTTCACGTTCACCGTACCGGCGCGAAGGAACTGCCCGAGGCCCATCATGTCGATCGCCACGCGGATCACAGGACATCCACCTTACGGCCCGCTCCGCAACCCTGGTTCTCATGGGTGTGTAGGAAGAGCCCCTGCCCGGTTGGGGCCATAATCCTTGGGGCATCCCTCCGGCACTCCGCGGCTTTGGGAACCAGGTTGCAGACCTCGCACTCCAGGCCGGGGCCAGGCAACTGCTTCACCCAGAACACGCACTTCCCGCACCGCACGATGGCGTTCATCGCCCGATCCTCGAAGTGGGCGCGCAAGCCGTCGCTGGCATCTCGTGCGGGACGAACTCCGCGGCAATCCGGTTGAGGATGCACTCCGTATCGATCAGGGCCTGCAGGGTGTGCCGGTTCATGTCGTGGACACGGTGCAGTACTCCGTTGCCCTCCGAGCAGAACTCCGGGCGGTCGTTCGGCTTCGCTGGGATGTCCCCGAAGATCCGCCTTTCCATGTCCCCCGCGATCCGCAGGACCGACATCGCCTCGTTCACCGTGGTCTCCGCCTGTCTTTCCAGGCGCATTCCGAACACTTCTTTGGCTTCCCTGTCCATCGGTAGACCCCCCTTTGTCAGACGGTTCGAAGCGGGTGTTGAAAGAAAGCCATTTGCTAAAGAAGCGTTAGCAAGATGCGCTTTCCGGGTAGCGGATTGCGATACAACAACCTCCTCGTGCTGTTTTCAGTGGGACTTTCGCGCTATGTGCTGCTTTCGAGAGAGCGTTTCGCTGTCCTTGAGATAGCGGGTTGCGAGAGTCTTGCGAGAGGCTGTTTGAGTTCAGGACGGCAAGAGGCCGTTTGTTTTTAACGAGTAAGAAAAGGGACTAGGAGAGAAGATGACAGCCGCGCAGCGGTCATAGGGGGTAGCCCCCCCCCAGCCTACAGCGTCTTTCGTTTTTTTCGCACTGCTTTCCGCCTGCGATTCCGCCGGCGATCCCGGCAACCCTTCCCGCGATCCACGAATACCCTACTGGTGACCCTCCGGGGTGATATCGATTGCCGGGCCTTCCGGCGTTCCGGGTGTCCGGGTGGGAACCGGAATCCCACGAAGTGCCGCGACGAATGACGCATCCACTTCCACGACGAATCGGGCAAGACCAGGGCCGGAAACCGAAACGGCCGCGAGCTGCGATTCCTTGTCGGAAAGGATGCCGAGGACGATGCCAACGTCACGAAGGGAGGAGCTTTTTGCTTTCTCTTCCGTTATCGCGTTTAACAGGATTTCTTGCTTTCCCGCGAGGATATCGGAACGAATCTTCCGGAATTCATCTATTCCGGACTTCGTAAACCCATACCTTTCCAGGGCCGAGCTTGCCGACGAAGTGGAGGAACCGGTTATCTCCGCAATAGCGGCCGGCGACACTATTCCTTTCCGGACCAATCCTTTTACCTTTTCGTAAGTTAGCTTTTCGGTTCCCTTCCGTGGGCGGCCGGCGCGTTTCCTTGTCTTTACCGGTTCAACGGCCGTTTCCACCCGGAGAGCTCCTATTTTTCGGCATACCTGTGGGGAATTGTCGATATATTCGTATTTCCGGTATTCAGGTCAAGTGAATTCCGGAAATATAACCTAAGTGTCCGTTTAGTATGGTTTTTTAGCATTCTTTCCCTTTGCGGCAGTTAGTGGAGGGAAAGACCATGAACCGGATTGAAGCAATCAAAGAGTTGTCGAACAAGCGATACCTTGAAACCTTGGGCAAGCGCTTCAAGTTCACGGGGAAACCGGAAATCGATTTCCCGAAGAGCTCCAAGGGGCCCTTCCAGAGGGGAAACAAAAAGCTTTCCGAAAAGTATTGCTTGACCCTTTCAACGGTTCCCGTAGCTACATGCCCTATGTATGCCGTTTGCGGAACCGCCTGCTATTCGCTCGCGGCATGGTGCGCATACGACGATACCCGGCGGTCTTGGGCTCGCAATACGTGGTATTTGCTCTTCCGGCCGGAAACATTCCGCGAGCTCGTAGAAAACCAGCTCCGTAAGGACGGCCGGCCGGTCGTACGAATCAACAACGATGGAGATATGCCGAATCAGGCGACGATAGATTTCTGGGCGGGCGTTATATCCCGGTTTCCGCACAAGAAATTCTACATCTACACAAAAACGCGTGGGATTTTCGATTGGTCAGCGATGGAATCCTTGCCCAACGTTTCCTTGATCGATAGCCTTCCGGGCGGTAAATGCAATTTCGGTGCGGCCGATTACGTTGAAGCGCTTGCCAAAAAAACGGGCGGGACGATATGCACCAAATGCGTGGAGTTCAAAGGGAATCAGGTTTGCGGCGATCCTTCCCGGTGCGTGGAGTGTATGACGGGCTCCGGATGGAAAAACATGTTGTTTGTCGTACACTAAAAAACGCTAAACCGTTGTGGCATATCGTTTTACGGGATAACGGGCGGGTCACGGTAGAAGGTGTAGGGGAACAAAAACCAAAGGAAAGGGGGTGACAACATGGGCAAATACGTGGAGATCGGCGTGCACCGGTTCCATTGTCGGGACTGCGGCAAAAGGTGGTCCGCATCGAAAGAAGAATTCTTCCTGCTGGGATACAGGGGCGTACGTGAGGCGCATAGGTGCGAGGGTACCGATATGCGCCGGGCGCGACTGCAAGACGGCGAGAGGAGGTATTCGGACCGGGTGGTTGACTGGTGGGGAAACACGCTGGAGGCAGAGAAGGTCATCGTATCCACGTCGATTCGACACAAGCGCACCAGCCGCCCCACGGAGTGCGGGGACCGGTGCATGGGTGCGCAAGGAGCGGATTGCGACTGCAAGTGCGGCGGGGAGAACCACGGAATAAACGCATAGTCGATTCACGGGGGGCGCGCATCCTACCACGCGCAAGGAGAGGACCATGGACACCACCACGAAGAAGCTCCACGAGGCGGCGGGCGGGATGCGGGTCACGGCGGTCAAGAAAACGCACCTGACGGGATGGGTGCTCGACTGGGATACGCCGGAGGGCATCGCCACGGCATGCGGCAAGCGGGTGCAGGACGGGCTGGTCATGCACTTCAACCACCCGCTCATCCCCGTCACCTGCAAGACCTGCAAGAAGATCGACGGGGCGAGGGGCTAGTCGTGTCGGCAACCAGAGCAGAGCGAATCCACGCCATCGGGCGGTCGGCCGAGCGGTACGGTGTCCGGCTGTCCGCCCGAGACCTTGGTTATGCCTTGTGGGCGTGCAAGACCGGGCGGGCGCTGTGCCTTCACTCCGGGCCGGGCGGGGGCGTGTTCCACGTGCGGTTCAGCCGAGGGACTCCGAGTGCCCCTCGCTACGTGTTCGTCAACCTGCTGGTGCGGGGTTCGAAGGTGGTGACGGCGCTTCCGCCGGAGGACGGGCGGGTCCGGAGGGCCTGGCGGTAAACCGTTGTGGCGCATCGTTTTACGGGTATCTTTGGGTTTCGCGGTAGGGAGTAGGGAATCCAACAACCAGACAATAGGGAGGGCGGGACATGGAGACGTGTTACGGATGCGGGCGAGACCTTCCCGGAGCGGTCGCTGGCGAGGACGGGGCCGTGTCGCTGTGCCAGGAATGCCACGAGGAGATGGCCCGCGACATCGAGCAGGACGTGGACCAGGGCGAGACGTTCAACCCATAAGGCCTTGTGGCGTATCGTTTTAGCGGTACCGGGTAAGTTTCGGCAATAGGTGAGGGGAACAAATCACGGAGGGCAAGGAGGGGGTCATGGAATTCAGGGTGGTGAACGGGTCGGAGCGGTTTCTGGTCACGGACATCCAGACGGGCGGGGAGCGGTACGACTCCACGTGGAAGGAGTTGATGACCAGCCTCGCACTGTTCCATCTCTTGGGCCATGACGCCATGGTCGAGGACCGGAAGAAGAAGGTGCTGACGATCCACAACTGGAACCACGAGGCGGCACGGTAGCGAAATCGGGGGGGTGCGCATCCCGGATCACGCATGCCAAAGGAGGAGGGAAAATGAACCTGTGCGGAACGGACCCGAGGGACGGGCGGGAAAGGACCCGGTGGAACACGCCGGACGGGCTGGATCCGATCCCGTGCGAGAGGTGCGGGCGGATGCTGAAGGCCAAGCAATCCATCAAGCGCAAGGTCGGCGCCACGTGCTGGAAGAAGTCGCAGATGGCGGCGAGGGGGTAGCCATGGAGTACATGCTTATCAGAAGGGACGGGCGGGTCGCATTGAACAAGGCCGTGAACGAAGCGCTGTCCGAGGGCTGGAAGCCGCTGGGCGGGATCGCGGTGTCGGTGGTGCCGAGCACGCCGGAAGAGGAAGGAATCGTGGTTTACGCACAGGCGCTGGTCAAGGAGTAGGCACCACAAAACCTGAGAGGGGGTTGAGACGGGCAAGGCTATAGGTCGGTCGAGCGTCGCCGGGGGCGCAACCCGGAGAACTGAAACGTATGGGTCTTGCCCGCCGAAAGGCGGGATGAAAACGAAAGGCGCAAAAGACTTGAGGCCCCGTAAGCGCGGGGAGCCGTACCGCAACAAGAACAGCCGGTCCATGAAGGAAGCGCTGGCGGCTTCCGTGGGCGAGGCAGGGGAAGTGGTCGTGCCCCGCAAGCCGGGACCGAGACCGATGTCCAAGAACCCCAACGACACCTTCGCTCCCCCGCCGGGGACGTGCTCCGACCCGGTGACGTGCGTCAAGTACCGGCGCCGGACGTGGAGCCTCGCCTGCGACAACTGCAAGCGCGGGATCGACCGTGAGCGCGAGAACGCAGACGCAAGGCGCATCGGGATGCGAACGGACGAACTGCCCGGCAAATGCGCGTGCGGAGACGATATGAGCACGAAGGCCGAGAGGGTGCGGGGCTGGTGCTGGAAGTGCATGGTAGACCCCGTGAGAAAGCGCAAGGCCGAGTACCCAACGATAGTCGAGGTCTCCAAGAACGACCAGGAGCAGGAACGGGAGTTAAGGGAGGGGCGGGGGGAACAGGCGGGGGAAAACATCAAGGTGGAGGTGTCGGTGTGAGCGTCCATTTCAAGGTATCGAAATACAAGGGTGAGGGTGTCCGGTACGAGATCGACTGGGAAAACGGCTTCGATTCCGGAGAGCGCCCGCCGAAGGAACTGGTCAACCTGTTGTGCGCGATGATCGACAAAGACAACGAGGCGTACTTCAGCGAGGAAGTAAAGACCGCGGAGACGCAGGATATGCTGCGCGACGAGCTCGAATTCCTCATCCACTCCAGCGATCTGTCTCCTGCCTTCAAGGAGGGGTTCCCCTCCGACACCCTAGCGGTGGCCGGCGAGGGGATGTGGATCCTCTCCGGGGATCTCAGCCGGCCGCTTTCATGGAAGATCACCCTGGTGGGCGCCCAGCCGTCCTTCCCCTTGGGGGTGGCGTGATGGCGTATAGGAGCATCAACCAGAATTTCAGCGACGACGAATACATCGCCGGCCTCCCGAAGGACGGGAAACTCCTCGCTCTGGCCCTGATCGTCTGCAAGGCGTCCCACTTCACGGGCCTGTACCACGCGAGAGCGGACGTGCTGGCGGTGGAGTGGGGGATGACCGCGGATCAGGTCGCCTTCTACTTGCGGAAGTTCACGCGGGACGGCTGGGCGTACTGGGACGCGAAGACGAATACCGTGTGGGTCAAGTCGATGTTCCGCCACCAGACCTACGAGGACATGACCAAGCCGCAATGCGAGGGCGCCGTCAAGCACATCAAAACGCTCCGGAGCTCCGTGTTGATCCCCGAGTTCTGGCATCACTACGACCCGGCCCTGAAGGCCGCCGGCATCGAGTACCCGTGGGGGACCCTCCCGGATACCCTGGGGGATACCCTATCCACTACCCTCCTGGGAGGGTCCGAGGATATAGGGTTAGGGTTAGGTCTTAGTGCAGACAAAGTCAAAGACAAAGGCTCCCCCTCCGCTCCCGCTCCGGGGGTGCCCCCTTCCAATTCTTCCATTAAAGCCCGGTTTAGGTCCAAATCCGAAGCTGCGAAGAAGCCTTCGGATAAACCGAAGAGCGTGAAAAAGGTGGGCCGCCAGCCGAAGGATTGGACGAAGGTTCCGGTCCTCCCGGAGTGCCTCGAACTGGCCGAGCACCTCGCGTGCCTGATAGTGGACGTGAATCCGGACCACACGGGCCTCACGGACGCCAAGCGCGAGGGTACGCTCCGGATGTGGGGGAAGGTGTTCGAGGAGTTGCCCTTGAAGGTGGTCCTGTCCGGGGAGGCCAAGCGGGTGATCACGTGGGCCATGGCCGACGACGGTGACGGTCGCTGGAAGGGCTGGCGCAACGTCATCACGAACGCCACCAGCATAGTGCGGAGCTACGACAATATCCGGGCGCAAATGCCGATGGAGCCGAAGCCGGCGCCCCTTGCTCCCCCGCCCTCCCCGTTCGCCAAGAAGGAGGTGGCCAAATGACCGACGAATCGTGGTCCCACTTCTGCGACATGATCGGCAATATCGCGGCCGCCAGCGGCTACAAGCTCCCGGAGGCCAGAACGGCCCTGTACTGGGACGTTCTGAAAGACAAGATCCCGGACGATGATTTCATGTCGCGGCTGGCAAGGCACATCATCGAGACCACGGGGAGGTTCCCGAGCATCCCCGAGATCCTCTCCTACCCGGAGTTCCGGACGTACGAGCCGCCTGCGGTGTCGATGGCGCGGTGGGTCAAGGGCGTGTGCTCGAACGTGGAGTGCCGGGGCGGGTATGTGTTCCAGAATGGCTGGGCGTTCCGGTGCCCGGTCTGTTCGGTCGCCCCGGAGTGGTTGAGGGTCGCTCCAGGAGAGGTCCGGAGGAGGGGTAACGGGATGTTGGACGAGACCACCGAACGCAAGGAACTGGTACTTCAGACGCCGGAGGCCGAGCACGTCAGGGAAGTGCTGGCGGCTCTGGGGGTGATCTCATGAGCGATCTCAAGTTCAAGGACGCATCGGTCATAGTCGACGAGGCGAGGGACAGGATCGAAAAGTACATCGCGGCCAAGGGCAGGATCCCCGGAATGTCCACGGGGTTCGACTGCGTGAACGCGCAAACGGGAGGGCTGGAACGCACCAAGCTCTCGATCCTGGCGGCACGCGCCGGCATGGGTAAGACGGCAATGGCCGGCGATATCGCGGTTAACGTGGCGGCGGAGAGCGGTCCGGTGGTGATCTTTTCGCTGGAGATGCGGGCATCCGACTTCGCACTCCGCCGGGCGTGCTCCAAGGCCGGGGTGGACGGCATGCGGCTTCGGCGCGGCTTGGTCACCAAGGACGAGCGCGCCAGGATCGACGAGGCGCTGGCGGCGTACCGGGAACTCCCGATCTACGTGTGCGACTCCGGCAAGGTCACGCCGGCTTCGTTCGAGAGGGCCGTCCGGGAACTCGTGGTGAAGCACGAGGCGAAGCTGGTAATCACCGACCACGTGCAGTTGATGGAGGCCGACCAAGAGAAGAAGGGCATGAACCGAACCCAGGAGATCACGGTGATCTCCCGCGCCATGAAACAGGTGGCGATGGACCTGAACATCCACGTCATGGCCCTTTCCCAGCTCAACCGTGAGCTCGAAAAGCGCGTGGACAAGCGGCCGCAACTCTCTGATCTCCGCGAGAGCGGTTCGCTGGAGCAGGACGCCGACATCGTGTTGATGCTGTACCGGGAAGAGGTGTACTCGCGGGACTTCTGCCCGCCCGCCCAACGCCACGTCTGCGAGGTGATCGCGGCCAAGGCCAGGGAGGGCAAGTCCGACTCCGTCTCCCGGCTCCTGTTTGTCCCGGAGTTCACCGGGTTCTACGAAGCCGGGTGGGTCAAGCAGGCTGCGTCGCACGCGGTCAAGAACGGAAAGAGCGCGGCGGCCGGAGAGGCTCGCAACGAGGAACTTCCGTGGGGGGAGATCTGACATGAACTACACGACCCGCCCCACTAACCCGATCTGGGAGCACACCTACACCGGGCATATGCCCAGGAAGTCCAACTCCAGGCGGATCGTCCGGAACAAACACACCGGCGTCCCGTTGGTCATCAAGTCCAAGGAGGCCATCGACTGGGTGGACTCCGTGATCCTGGAGAGCCGGGATCACGCCATCGGGTACTCCGCCCCGGTGGTCATGACCGCCGACATCTACTACCGCTCCAACCGCTCAGACCTGAGCGAGGAGCTCCTGATGGATTCCCTGGAGAAGGCCGGGGTGATCGCAAACGACCGGCTGATCGTGGGGAAGATCTGTTTGAAGCATATCGATCCGGACAACCCCAGGGTGGAGGTCCGGTTGTACCGCCCGGAAGACCTGTTCCCCGGCTACGCCCCGCCGGCGCCGAAGCGGAGGGCAAAACGATGAAGGTCGAGTACTACGGTTCCGGCAGGATGCGGTTCCCCGGAATTTGCCTGGGGTGCAAGGGCCCGATGAAGTCCGGGGAGGAGGCATATTTCGCCCTGGTGGGGCGGTCGAAGAAAACCGCCCATCCTGGGTGCAGGGCGAAAGATGCGCCGGTTGCGCAACAGGACATCCCGGAGGGGGTCAGGCAGGACCCGGCCGTGCTGGAGGTCCTGCGAGAGTTCAGCGGAGCGCTGATGTCGTTCAAGGAAGGTGGATCGCTGGAGGATGTTGCGGTTGACCTGAATAAGAACAAACTCATGATTGGCTGGAAGAAAAACGTGGCCAACCACCAGACGAAGGAGGGTCGATCTGATGGATAACGCGACGCTGTACGTCCACCCAACTCACCTTTGCGCGGCAAGGCCAAGCGGAGAAGTGGTGCGCCTGGGCCAAGGCAAGATCGAAACGGCAAAGGCGTGGCTCTCCGGCAAGTCGAAGGCATATCCCGCGGTCAACATCCAGAGGAAGGACGGTTCGTGGACGGCCAGCACCGTCCAGCACCTGGTGCAGGAGTGCTTGCGTTCCGAGGTGCTGGGTAAGAGGATGCACGCGCACCACAAGCCCGGCCAGCCGAAGGACAACCCGGCGTTCCACGCCACGGAGCCGCTGGACGAGGTGACCCATGGCCGGGTGTCCATGCTGGAACATCTGAACAGGAGGGTGGGGAAATGACGGAAGACAAGAGCGAGGCCCCGGAGGTGCACCAGAAGATCGAGATAGATCACAAGGCCGTGGTGGAGGGCCTGGTGCCGATCATCAAGAGCGCGTGGCGAATGGCCTCCGAGCAGAAGCCGTCGCGGAAGGCGTTCTGCCGGTCCGTCCGGGAAATGGTCAACGTGTTGATCGACCACGGGGTGAGGCCATGACGAAGACCCCTACGACCCTCAAGTGCCTCAGGTGCGCCGGGCCGGTGACCTTCGTCGTGGAGGAGGACATCGAGCCGCCCTGGCGGGAGAACCGGTACCACGTGTGCGAGAAGTGCGGAGAGCACCACGTCCTGCACTCCGGGAAGTTCACCACCCGGAACTACGAGGGGCCGGTGCTCGACGTGTCGCAGGAAGAAGCGGACATCTGGAGGGGGCGCGGCGGCTGCAGGAGACTGTGCGGCCGCGCATTCCCATGGGAGGTGGCGTGATGCCGGGAATCATGGTGCTGAGGATCCACGAGATCGGGAGAGGAGAATACACCGTCTGTCCGGCGTGCCAGCGCGAGACCTTGCTGATAACCGGGATCAAGCGCTCCGGGCCGATGGTTGGGCCAATGCCCGGAGACGCGTGGGTCAGGGGTGAATGCAGGCCGTGCAAGGCGGTCGTGGACATCCAACTGAACGACGGCTCTGTGGCGTGACGCCATGGCGACTTTGACACGCGAGGAGTTCGACAAAGTCGTGGACAGGGTGAGGGTGGAGAGCCCCACGTTTGTACTTCCAAATGTCGCTATGGACGCCTATGGCGATATCCAGAAGTTCACGGACTCCATGAAGACCGCCACGTACTACCGGGAGTGCGGCGTATGTGAAACCGACTCGTGGGGTGAGGTGTTCTGTCCGGAGTGCGGAACCAGGAAGGCTCCGAGACCGTGGGATGGGATAGTCCGGTGCGAACGCAACCATGCCACTCATGGTTTCAGGTTCTTCGCGGACGTTCCGCCGTTTCCCCTTAGCCTCTCCAAGGCCCTGCGCTGCAAGCACGACACGGAGCACGCCGAGTTCAAGGATAAGAACTCCAACCTGGTTTCGTGCGTTCAGGTCTCCAGGAAGTTGTCCGTTCCGTTCGAGGCCGTGGTGATCGCGTGGATGTTGTGCAGAAAATAATCGACCGGGATCTCCCGGTGTGTTCCCCGTGTGTTGGAGTCCCGGCATCTCGCTGTGGAGGTGTCGGAATGCACCTGTTCGAGAACGGGTTCCAGGCTTTCGAGTTCGCGGTGGAGGTCCGGTCCGCCATGCACTCCCCGCGGTCCAACGACATCGAGCGCATGGGCGGCGCCGCCAGGGGGTTGATGAACTCGCAGGCAACCGCCATCGACGTGTGGCGGATCGTCGAGAAGCACGACATCCGTACCCGCTGCAGGGGATCGTGGTTCATGGCGTGGGCCATGCCGGAACCGACCCAGGAGCGGGCGAACTTCGCCCCGGAGGAGGAGCGCCGGCTGCAGGACGCATGGGCCAACTACGAGGACGCACTCGCGGATAAGGGGTTGATTCCACCCAAGAGGTGGTCCAAGCGGTAGATCATTTCCGCAGCGGATTATAGAAGTCAATAGGTGCTTCTCATGACTGCAGGTTTTTTGCCAGAAAAAATCTCATTTTCACGGCGTTAACTACGTCTTTTGGCCATACCCACGGTAGAGGCACAGATCAGGATCGCTTGAACACTTCGTCATTTGGTCTCACGGACATCCAGCGAACTTCTCACACTCTCTGGTTTACTACGTCATTTGGTCTCACGGCGTTTGATCGGCCTTCCCGCGGGTGCTACCGTGGGGGGTATGAGCGCGATCCGGAAGCGTGGTGACGGGTATCAGGTGGACTTCTATCAGGGGTCCAAGCGGCGCCGGAAACAGGTGGACACCCTGGCTCAGGCCCGCGAGACCGAGGCCAACGCCAGGCTTCGCAAGCGCGGGTTCGCGCCTCAGGTGAAGGTGGTAGAGGCCATCACGCGCCACCGCCGACAGACCGAGTCGGTGGACGTGCTCCGGCACCTCGACATCCTGGAGGAGGCGTTCTCCAGCCGTCAGGTCCGGGACATCCTGAAGACCGACCTGGAGGATCTCCTGGCGAAGTTCCTGGCCGAGGGTGGCCGAGGCCCCTGCTCCCACAACCGGCTGCTTTCCACGACCAAGCGGCTGTTCAACCTGTCCCGGAAGTGGGGGTTCATCGACGTCAGCCCCGCCGCCACCATCGAGCGCATGCAGGAACCTCCGGGTAGGACCCGCTGGTTGACCGTGGAGGAGGCGCAAAGGCTCGTGAGGAAGTGCGAGGGCTGGACGCGGATCGCCGTGATCTGGGCGCTGGAGACCGGGGCGCGCCGCAGCGAGATCCTGGGCGCCAGGTGGAGGGATGTACGGCTGGACGCCGGGGTGTGGGAGATCCCGGACACCAAGAACGGGGAACCCCGGAGAGTGCCCTTGTCGGAGAGTATGAAGACTCTCCTGCAGACCCTACCAAGGACCGGGGAGCGAGTGTTCGGGGTGGGATCCGTGAAGAAGTCTTTCCGGACCGCGGTCACGGCCGCCGGCCTGACGGACTTCCGGTTCCACGACCTCCGGCACACCACCGCGTCGTGGCTATGCCAGAATAGCGTTCCGCTAAAGACAGTGGGGGAGCTTCTTGGGAACCCGACTCAAGTTGGTAGGTACGCGCACATCGGGCAGAGCCACTTGCATGCGGCGGTTTTGGCCTTGCCCGGAGCCTTCGTCGGGATTGAGAATCAGAGGCTCCCAGTCACGAATCAGTCACCAGAAAATCCCTTGGAAGGTGGTGGCCACGTGGAACCACCGGAAATGCCTGGTGGTTTTGCTAATGGCAACCCCAACGACCCTCTGATTAAAAGTCAGATGCTCTGCCAACTGAGCTATGGGCTCCCCCGGAAATCCGACGATCCTACCCCGCCCAAGGGCGGTTCGTCAACCGGGTAGTCACATTTTGGTCACATTTCTCGTCGGTGAAATCTCCCGGTTTTGGAGTGCGCTTCCGGAGGGCCGGAAGGCCGCGTTGTTCAGCCTGATCCTTTGGCTGATCCTGGGTCTGATACTACGCATATGGGAGGACTGATGGCAAGGACGATGAGCGCGGTGCTGAAATGCGAGGTTTGCGGAAAGTTGTTGAAGGGGGTGCCGGTGCGGGTGCCGGACGGCGACGAGATCACCGAGGAGGTCTTGCGACTGGCCATGCAGGGGTTGGCCTACGCCAGCAAGGACCTGACGTGCCCAAACTGCAAGTCGTCGCTGTTCACCGTGGGGGCGAAGATGCGGATAGTATATGAGGAAGGGACGGCGCACTAGCGGAACGCTAATTCAGGAAACGGTCAATCTTCCGGATCCACGACAGTGACCCAACAGGGGTCGAACCCCACCCTCCGTAGCGTTTCGGCGAGGGGGATCTTTTCTGGCTTCCTGACCATGAACAGGAGTCTGTCTTCTGGAACCTCTTCGAGTATGGTGAACTGCGATCCGTGACGCTGCCACGTGAACCGGTGCTCTCCGCTGTCAACGTCGATCCCCTCAAGATTCCCCTGCTTGTTCCTCTCCCACCGAAAGCGTCCGGGCCGGTACAGTTCGGTGTTCATCTCGAAAACAGCGAACATCGTCAGGTCGTCGGATTTTATGAACACGATCGTGCGGAGGTTGGCGAACTTCGAGCGAACACCCTCGACGCGGGAGTTCCAGATTTTCAATACCTGCTCGCCTATGCCGGCGTCGGTGTCGGCGATCTCGTCAAACGAGTATTCGGGGTTGTTTCTGCCGGAGATGATCCTGACCTTTCGCGCCCTGAACGGATTGCCGTTCTTGACGCTCTTTACGCCCCAAGCCGTGTTGCCCATCTGCACGTCGTCGAGCCCCACATTTGACGGGATCCAATCCGCGCCGATCGAACCGGCGAATATCTTTTCCCACTCCGGACCCTCGATGGTTGGCGTCTCGATTGTGGCAAGGCGATAAACGATCTCCCGGCCAAGGGCTATGGGGAAGCCCTTCGGAAACCGGTTAAGCGGATAAAGAGACTTGGCTTTCTCTACCGTCCGTATTCTTGGGGTGGACTTCAATCGATGCTCCGCGTGTTTTCATGATGCGGTCAACCCTTTGCAGGATCGACCGCACTACCGGAACCGGTACGGAATTTCCGGCCTGCTTCCTCGCCTGGCTGTCCGAGCATATCAGCTTGAAGGATTCAGGGAAACCCTGTAGCCGTAGCATCTCCCGCGGAGTCAAGCGACGCTTTCCGTCAACGAGAAGGTAGTTGTAGGACGCGCCAGCGCGCAATGCACATGAAAACGGGTAGGAAGAGATGTGCCCGGCTTTGTTTTCGTGCCATATGGACGGAGACGGACAGGGCTTCGGATGCGTCTTTGCTCTTTTTTTAGAGATGAACTGGCTGGCCACATATGAGGCGGGGATTTTGTCTTCAAGGATTTTTGAAAGCGGAGTCATTGGTACGCCGCCTTCCGGGAAGTCGAATTCGTGCCCGCTCCGGAACCCAACAATAAAAATACGTTCCCGCTTCTGCGGAAGACCGAAGTCAAGCGCGTTCAAAACCTTGTAGCGCACGGAGTACCCTATCTCGCCGAGTACTTCGGAGATGCGCCGGATTGTCTTGCCGCCGTTGTGCCCCAAGAGCATCTTGACGTTCTCAAGCACGAACGCCCGCGGACGCTTTGCCTCCAGGATCCTGGCAATATCGAAGAACAGGGTGCCGCGGGTTTCATTGAACCCGTGCATGCGGCCGATGATGGAAAAAGACTGACAGGGAAACCCGGCCAACAGGACGTCGTGGTCTGGAACGTCAGGCGCGGCGACCTGCTTGATATCGCCAACCGGCCTATCCCCGTAATTCGCCTCGTATGCGTCCTGGCAGGCGGTGTCGATATCGCACGACAGCACGGTTTTCCACCCGAGTTCATCGGCTACCGTACGGAATCCACCGATCCCGCAAAACAGGTCAATACAACGAATGACCCGCCTCATTTTCTCCCCTGCCTGTGCCGTCATGCGTCTATTCTACGGGCACCGGATGGTTGATTCAAGTTGAAACCGCTCAGGACTCCGTCCAGGACTTGATGTGGTGGGGCCACTGCGACGGGATGATCTCCGTCATCCCCCAGCCCTGGTCCAGCGGTTCATACCGACGCTTCGCGGAATACGCGGACCATGAGTCGTGGGAATAACTCTTGAGAGCCGACCCGCACTGAAGTGTGTGGATCTTCGTAAATTTGTATTTTTCGTCTCCCGCCAACAGTCGGGTCACGGATCGCGTACTCAAGAGATGTGTGTGGCCGTGCATGAGCACGTCGCATTCCAATTTCGCGGCGTCTTTGATGATGCCGTCCTTGCCCCTTGTCCCGTGTGTCACGTGGTAATCGACAAAGAAAGTCTTTCCGACCGAACGCCGCGGCGAAAACCGGAACCGGATGAACGCGCCGTCGTATCCGGCCGGGGTGAACCGGAGCGCCTTCGACAGCTTGTGATGTATCGAAGTGCTGAAACCGGTGGACTTGAAGTACTCCTCTTCGTGGTTGCCCTCACACCCGAGCAGAATCTGCCCGGTGAGGGGTTCGAGGAGGTCTACGATGTACGCCTCCACCAGGTCAATGACGCCGGCGGACCGGTCCTTGTTTTTTTGAGTCTTCAGACTGAACCGTGGATCCACCGCCCGTGGGTCGTACCGCTTGTCGTACAAGGGGATCGCGTCAACCAAATCTCCGGTGCTCAGCAGGAAGACGTTTTTCGCCCCCGCGTACCGCCCGACGAAGCGTCGGATCGTCTCTTCGTCCGACAACACGGCGCCCGCGTGGAAATCCCCGAACCCCCCAACGCGGATGGAATCGGAGGGTCCGTACTTTATCTCGATGACTTCATTTAGCACCCTCCGCCTCCCTTATAAGCCGGTTTAGGTACCATTGCGCCTTCTTCAGGTCTTGAATGCCGTTCTTTAACCTCCACCTGGTGACGTACTTCACCACGTTGCCTTCGCACCACCCGAGGGAGTTGGACAGGATGTAGTCCGTGAGTTCAACCCCCCGCGTGTAGTGCTCCGGCCGGTTCACCGGGTCGGTCATTTCGGGCCGCCCTTCTCGACCAGGGCCACCA